TAGATGAATCAGCCATACTATTCACCATCTTTATCTAAATACTCAGATAATTTTTTATTCAAATCTTCTAACTTATTCTCATAATCCTCTTTAAGTTGAGAAACATACACCCTTGCATCCTCTAATGTATTTTTATCTGTCAACTCAAATAATTTATTAACTGCTTTATCATATGACTCTTTAGCAGATTTTAACTGCTCTTCAGTACGAATTAACTCATCTTTCAAAGACTGATTAATCTTCTCAACACTACTAAACTTAGCTTTTACCTCTTCGATTGTTGCCATTTTAGAAAAACTCCCTCCTACAATAAGGACAATATCCTATATCTTTCTTTAACTGTTCAAACTCTGCATTGCTTTCAGATACTTTAGTCTTTAAATCATTAACCCTCTGTACATAAGAATCTAACACACCTTTAGCTGTATCAACATCAACTAAACAATTTTCACACGAAATAACTTCAGATGAGAAAGAATCTAATGTATCTATATCAGAACTAATCTTATCAGTATCTACACACATAGAATTTAGTATGTCTTTATGCCTAATATTTAAACTATCTACATACTTAGCATTTGTATCTACATCAACCATCTCCACAGAAATATTATCAATGTCAGATGAAATCTTCTCAACATCACACAAAGATACTGAAAACTCAGTTATACTACTATTACTATTCTCAATCGTTTGATGTAAATCTCTATGCATATCTGATAAACTTGAAATGCTACTACTAATATCATCAATGTATGATAACAACTCACACATCTCATCTACCTTAGAATTGATAGAATCGATATCTGAATATAAAGACCTAATACTATCCATATCAATAGCAGAAAGTTTATCATCTAACTTAGATTTTAAACCACTAAGCCTTTGAACCGAACGACTATATGTATCGATATCATCTAAAATAATAGAAGTATTTGAGTGTAAATCACCCATAGCATCTACATCTAAAGCTTCTTGATACACCAAGTCAAAACCGTCATTCTTAGATAGAAAATCTTTCTTATCATTAATTAAAGACTTATATGTGTTAATCTCTGTAGTCAATGTGTTAATATCTGAATTGATTGACCTAACATCACTACCCAAAGACTTTAATACTCTAGCATAATTATCACAAGAACTCAATGATAAGAACTCATATAACTGACCAGCTGTCTTATCCATCAAAAAAGGTTTATCATTCTGATACCAAAAATTAATTTTCATCTTAGTACCATTATTCATTTTGACCTCACGTATATTGAACATACGTGAAACCTCTTCTAATTGACCTCTACCAACTTTCTTTTGTACAGTTCCATCATCAAACTGATATGCAGTTTTTTCATTCTTACCTACATTATCCCTAGCCATAAGCATTGTATGACTGTCATTAGATATCTTAATGCCATAGTACCTCTGACCACCCCTAACCATAGCATCATCACCAAGATTAAAGAGTGCAGAATCTATAGCACGAATAATGGCACTTTTGCCATTATTCGTAGCACCTGTGATAACTGTAATTCCAGGAGTTAACTCAATATAAGCTTTCTTTAAAGATTGAAAGTCTTTAATATCTACAGTTATTTTATCAGACATTATTCTTCACCATCGTCCTCTGTAGGCTCATCAAATACCTCTGTACCATCAAAGACCTCTTCATCATAAGATTCATCAATCAAATCAACAGTACTAGCTTCGTTTAGTAATAAACGATAACCACCCTCAGATTCAATGAAATCCTTAACAAGACTACGGTTGGTGTTAATCCAATCAATAACACCATTCATTCCCTGTACTTTAGGAGAATCACCCAACTTAATTGTATACCACGCACCAGCTTTAACAATCTTACCACGTTGCTCTAAGAAGTCATAATATGCATATTCATTAGAAATACCTTTACCAAAGATAATCGCTAATTTAAGAGGAATCTCTGGACGCTCATACCGATTTTTAACAGCTTTAATTTCACAAATAGCACCAAATGGTACTTTTTGCTCACCTACAGCTGTCTGTTCTGTACGCTCTAATGTACCTTTATACGCTTTCTTCATCGTTAAACGAATATCAGGGTAGAATTTAAGTGCTTTACCACCAGCCTCAACTTCAGCAGTTTGTTGACCATAACCCATAGCAATCTTAGTACGTAACTGATTTACAATAATCCAAGACGTACCAGCACGTGTGCTTGTAGATTTATGTCTTTTTAAGAATGTAGCCATAACCCTACTATCAATGCCAGGGAGTACATCTTCAGACGAAGATTCTTTTACCTTCTCAGTTAAAATAGCTGTAGCAGAATCAATAACAACTAAGTCAACATTCTCAACCAACTCATCCAAAATCTTATCAGCTTCTCTAAATGTTTGAATTTGGAATAAGAAGAAATTACCATCAGGATTTGTAACTGGGTCATACCTAAACTTAGCTAACCCCATAGAGTTTAACTGTGCTAAATTGACACCACTTTCAAAATCTAAGTACAAAACCCTTTTATTTTGAATACAGTATGCTTTACTAACATGTAATGCACCTGTAGATTTACCTAAACCACTATCAGATGATAACAAGATAAATACACCACGTGGAATACCACCACCCAATATAGAATCTAGTACCACAGAACCACTTTTAACAAACTCTGGAGCATCTAAGGAATGATACTCACTAGACAACTTCTTAATGCTTTTTGCGAAATCATCAACAGATGACTTTTCTTTTTTTGCCATTACCTACTCCTTAATAACTTTTCACCCTCATGAGATAATCCATCTACCTCACTCTTTATCTTATCAGCTAAACCATTGATATTAAGTCTAACTATCAAACGTAATAAAAATATAAAAGACTCCGCTTTATCGTTATTTAATCTACCTTTTGATACTCTCCCTTTAGCAGAAACACTATCTGGTATATACACATCAAAACTATCAGATAGTACTTCATCAATAAAATACTTTACTAATGCAGTACTCTCACTCTTCTTATACCCACGTCTACCATGAACCTTAGTTAAGAATGATGGCGATAATATAAATAAATCCCTAATTGTTGTATACTTCTCAAATAAATTATTTAAGATAGTATAATCTAATGCATATAAACCAGCAGAAAAGTTACCTATAGGTGGTGGTATTTCAGAAATGACAACATCAATAGATATGTTATTTTCTTTTAAATACCCATCTATTTTGTTTTGTAACTGATACCACTGCACATGGACAGCATCAAATATCTTCTCAAACCCTATTGATGTACCTAATGGGTATGAAACAGTATCAATGTAAACCTTTTTTGTATCACTATTGTACAAGCTGAATGATAAAGCCTTAAAGCTAGGGTCTATAGCCAAGATAACCATATATCATAAAATAGAGGTACTACCATCTATTATTTTTATTATGCTAGTACCTCCATCCTTTCAACTATTAACTATTTTTATTATTTAAAGAATTCATCAAAGTTGCTAGTTGATGCACCACCAAAGGAATTGAAGTTGCTTTCACTACCACCAAAACCTTTGTTTTCTTCTGGTTTTACACCAAAATTAGCTTCATCATATAATTTAACAAATGTAGCCTCATCAACACTACGTGCTAATGCCCTATAGGCTTCACTTGCAGACTCTTGCCACTTATTATTTAAGAACTCAACAGCCTTAGCAGATTTTCTCCACATAGCCTCACCAATAGGGATAAGTGATAGTTTTTGATATTTTTCTTCTGTACAATTAACAGTAATATCAACATGAGTAATACCACCTAAACTACGTACATTACCAGCGTTAGCAATCATACCAATGTTTTGATATAACTCGTTACCCATAGACAATACTTTTAATTCAATATTACTAGATGCTGGGTCACCATTTTTAGTTGTATCATACACACAAATAGGTACTAAATAACGAACAGCAGGGTCACCCATTAATTGACAGCATTTACCACCTGTACACAAATATGAACCTTTACCTTCAATGTAATGATATTTAATAGGTAACACTTGCTCAGAAATAATAGAAATTCTATCAATGTTACCCTGCTTAGCTTTATATTTCTCGATAGGTACACGTTGAATCCTATCGCCAAATGAAATAGGTTTAATACCCAAATCACTCAACAAATTAGAACCAGCACCATCAATGCTAATTACAAAGCTATCAGGAGATGCTACGCTCGTAGGTGTAGCAGTTGCAACCTCATTTACAACAGTCTCTGGTTTTACATCAGTAATTGGAGTGGACTCATTAGAACCATTGAACATAGCATCAAAATTTTCAATCTCAGACATAATAATTCTCCTTATTGGAAACTAAAATATATTGTAATAGCAATATGCTAACTACCAAAATTAATAATCTAAATCATCTACATTAACAGTAGGAACATCATCATATGTCTCGTAGTCAGAATATGTCTCATATGAAGTTGTAGGAATTTCTTTACTAGATGATAAATCAACCCCATCTAATGTGAATGTATTAGATTTACTAGAATATTCTTTAACACTTACAGGTCTGTTTTGATTTTGAATATTCTGAGTATGTGAAACCTTAACTGGTTCTATCTCAAAACCTAAATCAAACCTATTAGATTCATACACAGTAGCTGTCACATTATTAGAAGTAGTATCGCTAACTAGAACCCTGCTACCCCTCTTTCTTGTAGTCACATCTAACTGATTTTTAACATCATTACTCATTTTACCAAGAACCTTAGTATAAATGCCTAATGAAGTGAAAACAGCCAAGTCTTTAATAGAGTTCCTTAATACATCCCTATCTACATCGGATAAAGCGTAATCAGGATTACCTTTCATAGTGATAATTAGCGTACAAAAATTTTGTAGCGAACTGTCATTAGGAAAGTACTCTTTAAATTCATGAACTAATCTGTTTTTAAAAGCATCCTCTCCCATGTGTCTCCTTTCATAATACAAAAAAATTATTCATTAACAAACCTAACAGCATTAATTGTATTAAGTTTATTATTAGCATTTTTTATTAAGTCAGAAATCTGAAATTTATGCTCATTAAACTCATCATAGTATCTATTAACTTTTGATTTTAAATTAGCTATCAACTGATAATCTGACTTTGTTGTTACTTGTAAATTTTTCATCTTTGATAAATTTTTATTAACAACACTAATACGTAACTTTAAATCGTTTAATACATCTATAGTGCGTATTAATCTCTCTGAAACCTCATACTGTAGCTTAGGACTACGACACAAAGCCTCATAAGTAGGCAAGTCTATGATTTTTCTATTTTCTACCAAATATGTGTCATACACTTGATAGATTCTATCTTGTAAATCCTTAGCAACCTTATTCATTTCTACTTCAATTTCAAGTATAGACATTATATCATATTCCCCTTACCTAACTGCATTAACAACCATAAGGTACGATACTCTCTATCAGAATCACTTCTACACTCCATTGTATAAACTTTCTGAATGATAGGTACAATCATCTTATCATATGACTTATTAAAATCAACTAGCAATCTAAGATACCTACCACTATTGGTAACAACATCTTCTAAATTTCTAGACTTTTCTAAGAAAGACAGTACACCACCAAATATCATGCTATCAGAATATACCTCACGTAACTCTAAATATGTCTTTAATATATCATGTCTAGATTTACCTATTACGCAATATAAATCCCAAAGAGATATGTCAACAGAATCAATCTTAGACCTACCTAATACCCAAAAGGATTTAAAATACTTAATGAAATCATATTCTGTCATAGAAGTTAACATTGTATGTGTCTTATCACTAGGCTCTTTATTAAATCTATCATATAGAACCTTAATAGCTATATCCCTAATGGTCATGTCGATATCTTGAATCCCTATATTATTAATTGCTATAAAACTTCTAGTGTTTTCTTTTAAAGACTTTACAACACTAGAATTAACTTTACCAACAAATATAATATCAGTATTCCCATCTAAGATATTGAACTCTGTACGTAATTCATAGTTAGGGTACATGAAACAAACTAAATCTAAATAGTTTATTCCCTCTTTACTATCCTCAACCTTTACTACTTTGTTGATTAAACTATAGTCACCCATTCAATCACCTACTTTTAGTACCAACCATTAGATTTATTAATCTACTATTAGTGTACCCATATTTATCACCAGCTTGCTGTTTAATTGAGTATAGACTAGGACACATATTAGCCATAATCTGTACCTCATCAAACTCACTCATCTTATCCTCTCGTGTAGAATTCTTCTCATTTATGTATGCTATTGTATCAGCAACACTAGAGAAATTTAAATTCTTAACAACGTCCCACCTCTTAACAATTATCTTCATCCTAGACATGATAATTGGTGAGATTTTATCACCATAAGATAAAATGATGATTGGCAACTTAGATTCCTCAATGAACTTTAATAGTGAGTTTTGTCCTACGTGAGATAAATAACCTATACCATCTAATACTAAGAACTTACTATTTACACTAGAAATGCCATCATATGAATCTATTAAATTCCTTACATCATCTAATGTATACACACGCTCTATTGTATCTTTATATACCTTTTTAAACTCAGTAACATACTTACCTATCAAAAGACAAGGACACATCTCTACATGTTCTAAGAGTTTTTCTATGAACACATCCATATCTAATTTATTGTAATTCATATAACACACCTCAAAACATTAGATAATAAAATTTTAACACTATCTTTACTTAAAATCAAGTAAAAATTATAGTAGTTGTGATTTTAAGAATTCCTCTTTAAGAATACAAGCATCCTTTAGCTTATCATACCTAAAACCAATAAATACACAATGTGCGAACCTACCATTTTTAGTAATTTGTTGCCCATCAATCTCTACAACTTTACCATAGTATTCTGGTTTAAGTACTGTCCTACCATTAATAACCATTCCCATATTCTTACGCATATCAAGATTGAAACCACTAAACTTACCAATCTCTCTAACTTCCTGTGTACCATCTTCTTTTTCAACATACACAGAAACACATATAGAACCAATCATGTTTTCAAATGCAGAACCTTTATTACCCAACTCATAGCCTGTAATAAAAGCATCAATAGTATCACCGAATGAGAAAGTTATATCACCACTTACATCATCTAATGTATCAAAAGCACTTAAAGATGATTGTGAGTTAAATGCACTTAATGAATCAGACAAAGACCTCTTACACTTTACCCAACCTTTAAAATTTCTAGTTGTATCAGGTACGTATACACCATCTAGACGTTTAGCTACAGTACCCTCTAAACCAAGACTAATTAAATGCTTATAAAACTCTTTCTTATTTTCAACTACATATTTAACAGGTCTAACATTAAAATTAGCATCTACCAGCATATTGATAATGTTTGATAAATATTCCCTACGCTCACATAAAGGAGTATCCATTATCCAACTACCATCACAGTATATACAATCAAATGCATTGAATACTAAATCTAAATCGTTAAAATCTTGAATATCTAATGCTCTATCAGTATTAGAACCTAAAATAGATGTAACAGCTTGCAACTGAGAACTAGTATCTACACCATAACCATCTAATACAGTACATATATTAGGATTATCAGACGTTAACTCACAATCTAAAATAAACGTCCTATCTAACATATTGTATGAGAAATCTTTAGGTAATTTAACTTTTTCTGTAAACTCTATAGGGAGCAAGTCAATATCACTATTATGTCTACTATATAAGTGAATACCTGAACCATCATTAATAATAAAGCATCTAACTCCATTTAATTTCTGTTCCATTGACCAATTATCTGAATTCCATACCTCTTGTTGCTGTTCTTCCTTGAATGAGTCAATCCTACCAGCCAACATAGGTGATTTCAACTGCAACATCAACTTTAAATGCTCAGGTGTATTATCAACAGAACCATATCTGATAGAAAGATTATGTTCTCTAATTGGTTTGATATAATCCTCTTTCTTTAAAGACTTACCATCTTCTCTAATAGGAATAGTAATACCACAATCAAAGGACATCTGCCTTAACTCATTTAAAGTTCTACCAACACTAATTGCCATAAGAAACAACCCCCTTTAAATTAAGTAAAGCATCCTCATTAGAAGATATATCATTACCCATAATATCACCAATCTCAATATTTAGAGATTTACATAGTTTTAAAATGGTAGATACAGATGGGCAAGTTTTTGAACCCTTACCCATCCTTAAATCTTCAATCCTACACACTACATCTCGACTAATACCAGTTAAATTAGAGAATTCAGATATTGTTGTTTCTAACACATTAACCCTAATGTATCGTACATTTTTACCCAACTGAACCAACTCTAACATATCACTCATTAGCAACACCACTCTTAATAAAGGAAATTAATGAATTCTTATCGTAATCATTATCAACCCTAGTATTAATATTTTCTAAAATATCATCAACAGAACCATCTAACATGATACCATATCTAGCTAATTTACCATTCATTAATGCATTAGAAGTGATGAACTCATATTTATCATCTACGATATGATAAATATATGTAGATAAACTAGAATTATTCTTATCTAAGACCATATTAGACATTCTACGTAAAATAACTAAACAATCATCGATATCACCCACATCAGATAATAACCAACTCAACGGTACTTCGTTAAAGCCATCGACTTTATTCATGTCTACCAAAGACCACTTACTACCAATGTGATAAGCAACATCTAAACGCTCAACCGCACTACCTAACTTTTCATCTTCATAACTTGCTAAATACACTTTAACTTGATTAAATTCACCCTTAGTAATATTAAATACTTTTGATGTATCTACATACTTAACTAAGTCATCAAGAGTTAAGCTATCAAAAATAAACTCTTCCATAATAATCCCCTATGCTAAATCGGGCTCAAAATGATACCCTAACTCAGAATCATCCTCAACCATATGAAAATCATATACTCTACCCATAGACCAACCAACAGATGGGTCAGTAATAATCTCTACTGGCCACTCAGGCAACTTAACAGATTGTGTTTCTTTGATAATCTTTAATATACGCATTAACTTAGTAGCACGTACTGTATAACCAATCTCATCATGGATAGCAACCCTCCAAGCAACATCGTCCTTGAATTCTTCATTATTAAATAATGCTTTCCACAACTTAATCATTACCATTTTAAGAATATCACCAGCAACACCCTGTACACTTGTGTTACCAGCACTACGATTAGCAAAACCTATCTGTTTATTCTCATAATAAGAACGTAACCTACGTGGTCTACCAAAGAATGTCTGTAACATACCTTTACGTCTAGCACTATAGATTAACCTATCTTGCCATTGGAATAATGTAGGTAACGCTTTCTTATACTTATTGTAAAAATCTTCTGCCTCCTGTAAAGACTTAAATCCATACCTACTATCTGCATATAGTGAATGAGAACTAGCACCATACAAAATAGAGAAATTGGCGTACTTTGCCATCTTACGATAATCCCTATTATAATGCTCCTCACCCCAGATAGCTACAGCAGTATTACCACATACTGATGTCTTACCATTCCTACGTACAAATAATAATGTACTAGGTACTGCAAAACACACGGATTTAACAGGTTCATCATACTTAATAATTTTAGTATTCTTATTTGAACCCCTAACATCTCTCTTACCACTAACACAGTTAAGTTTGTACAAAGAAACATTATATCTATGAGAAACATCTTTAATATTAGTTGAGTACCCTAAATTAATAAGAATTAACTGTAACTGCTCTACTAGTTTTTTAGACTGTACTAAAATGGTTTTAGAGTTCTCTCTACCCTTTCTGTTATCATGTAAACCATCACCATCATACATAGCTAAGAAGAATTTTTCTAATAATCTATCACTAAAATGTAACATCTTATCAGACAAAACCCTATCTTTTTTAAGATTACCACCTATATAGCTAACAATAGTATCAAATAAAGATGAACTTGTAACAGAAAAGACATGAAAATCACCATTTAATGTAGAAGTCTTACCACAAATATTAATTTCTTTACCTTTACAAATAGTGACTTTTTCATCAAAAAGATTTCCTAATCTAGCATTAAGTTTTTGCATCTTAGACAATACTTCTGGTTTTGCCTCTGACTGAGAAAAGTACACAGTCTTAGAACCATTACTACGTAAACATGTACCACCATCAGTAATAACATACCCAAGAAGCTCTACAAAATCATCAACTGAAATATCATACCCCTCTTTATGATATGTACTACCTATATGAATAACTCCACTATCTACAATATCATCTGAACTTCTAAATACTTTAGTAGATACAGGACTACAGATTGTACGATAGGAATGTTTCTTATATAACTCATCTGCACGTTTAATATACCAATTATCCCTACCTTTATCATACATACGATGATTAGGTGTAACTAATAAATCAGTATTATTACCAACAAAATGATACATTGTATCTGTTTCATTGAAATATGCATGACCAGCTTTAACAAACTCTAATTCTTTAGTATCTTCATTATATTGTGCAATCTCAGTATCAATACCAATATGCTCATAAGTTTTCCAACCATCTCTTGTTAAAAACTCAGTATCTAAAGAATAACACCTCTTATGAATGTCATCCCCATGTACAAAAGCATCAACCCAATTAGGCTCACGGCTTAAATTAGCGGCAATACGTAACTCCTCGGCGGCATAGTCAAAACTGGTATATAAGAATTCATCATCATTGCTATCTTCTAACATTTTAGGAGAAATAGCCATCCGTATATTTAAGTCATCATCCATACCCTCTACCCAACCAATATATGCTGGGTCATCAGGTATAATATGTTTTCCTTCCTCATCATAAGAAGAATACACAAACTTATACCCCATGATGATATTATCTTTATTAGAAAATAAATTTCTATCACCTAAGTCAAATACGTCTTCCATCTTTACATGTGGCTTGGGTAATGAGTTATGTGTAATAAAACCATTCACACAATATCGATGAGTTACATCTACATGTATATCGTAAACTTCTTTTCTACCAACATATTCTATTGACTTTATCTTAACCCAACCAACTACATTGTCAAAATCAAGTGAGTTACGAGTATTGAGACTATTACTACTAAAACCAATATCAACAGAATTAATATTTATAGCTACGGAATCACCAACATTCAAGTCTTTAAGTTCTCTAAAAGCAGAAAAAACTACACTACTATATAGTTGATGCTTATCAGTACAAATCAAAGTCTTACCATCACACAAAGTAACTTTATAAACATCTTGAATACCATTATTATAAGTATTGAGAACTTTTCTAAAAGACTCACCATCCCAAACGTTATCACCAACTGAAATGTCCTTAATGGTCTTAACACCTCTATCAGTAAACAATTCAGATGAACCAACTACGCATTGTGCGTTAATGGGACTAAAGAAAGAATTCTTCCCATCCTTACCACAAGCAAGCCTTCCAGTTGGTACTTCAGTAGTTTTATAAGCGAACCTACAATAACCCCTACGTTCATACTCTTTCAACAAAGGTTTAATATATGAAGATATTAATTTAGCTGTTTTCTTATAGTTGATATACGACTTCAAAGCAGGGAACTTTTCTACATACTCTTTAGGTAAATCTGCCAATATTTTAATACCAACTGACATAGTACCCTTAGAAGTACGCTCACCAGTATCAATTCCCAACCTCTCAAAAGCTTGTGCAACTTGTACAGGTGAATTTAGATTAATCTGCCCACCTATCATAGCGTACACGTCTCTCTCCATTTTATCTACTCTATCAGTAGCTATAATGTAAAGATTTTTAAGTACATCACCATCCAACCAAATCCTCTCATTCTCATAATGTAATAAAGGATATAACATCAAATTATCGAATTTAGCAGAATGTTTAGCCTCTGTAAAATACTTAACTGTAGCAGTTGCAAGTAAAAATGTACACAACGCATCAGCGGCAGCATAAAATACTGTATCTTGATTTTCAGATGGGTTTAGGTAAAAGAATGAACCAGCATTTTCAATTACTTCATCAAAATGTAATTGCTCGATTCCCAAAAAATGTAAACTAGACCATTTAAGACTAGGATATTTCTGATTAGTATCTGCTAACCACACAGGAACAGAAACATCATAATAATCAACTTTAGACATATCAAACTTAGCATACATCCAACGTCTTTTATCTAAATCAGCTTTATTCTCTTTATACCCATAGTATTCCATAATCCGTGCATCATAACGCATATTATACATGAATACCTTCTTAGCTTCACACATACGCTCATAGATGAATTTTACAGATTCCTCACCTAAATTACCCCCATACTGAAAATGATATACAGGCACATAATATGCCGTTTTACCATCTAAACAAAAAGAGTAGCCTACCAAGTCAATCTCTTCAAAATCTAAACCTGTAGTCTCTGTATCGAAAGCCATATAGTAGTCTTTTTTATCTTTAAAGATACTCTCTAAGTCTTCCATACTTTCAACTAATACAAAGTTAAAATTCTTATACCAGTTCTCTATCTTAGGAACAGCACCTACCCAATGTTTATAATCACTCTTAGCTTTCTCATTAGCCATAGATAGATTTTATTCCTTTCTTTTAAATCTACAATTAAACATAAGACCTACATAGTAATCTAACCCACCACCACTCATGAATACATCTGATATATGCACACACAAGTCGTCATCTTGTAGAAGAAAACTAATTGTCTCACTTATATCTCTTGATACATATCCTACATGGTATGTACCACTATAACCATCAACAGACAGCATAACTTTTACAGCATGTTTATCATGAATATTTTCAGGCTCACGTACTAATTCTAATATAACCCTATTAGCCATATTATTATCTAGTATAGCCTGTAACACTTCTTGTGCATTATATTGAAATGTACTACCTACCAATTTTAATGTAAACACACAATCAGTAATATCACATGTTAAATTCTGTAAAAATGAAGGTAACTCTTTACTCATTTTGAAAAGTCACCCCTCGTATTAATCCATAACTTAGTCTTAGAGAATAGTATCTTAATTGCATACCTCTCCGATAATACACCCATTATAGGATTTTCAACTATAACACCTCTAGACCTAAGAGTCTTAGCAAGCTTTAAAAATCTATCGCTTCTAGCTAGAAGAACTATCTTATTTGTACCTAATGATAGGCACAAACGATACAGTTCCTCAGCAACTATATTACACCAACTAGTGTTTTGTATAATATCCCTTAAAGTAACTGAACCATCTAATATATCATCTTGATACATAATACCCATTCCAGTTAAATATACGATATCCATCTTCTCTATATCAGAATATTCTACCAATAACTTTAAGAAAGTACTTCTAGTTAAATAATCAGCAACTCTTTTATTTTTCTTCTTACTTGTACCCCTAGTATGTAATGGTATTACTGCAAGTCCATTTCCTATAATAGGAACATTCTTAGCCATTGATTGACTCTAGAAGTACACAATCATTCTCTACACCTGTAGATTCATTAATTGTTTTGTATTTATTGAAGAAGTCATCAGATGAATTGAACTCTTCACCAATAATACTACTAATATCTGAATTAGTAATCTTAACCTTACCATTAGGTAAACGAATAGCTGTAATCTTAGCCATAGCATATTCTCCTCTTTTAAATAAAAAATAGATATTGTAGTAACATTTTCTACAATATCCATTATACTTAATTTTAAGTAACTTTACAACTATAATTTACTTAAAATTCATACTATTTTATTCTTGAATTAATGATAAGACCTTATATAAAGCATTTTTATATTGCTCATATGATACCTTACCAACCTTAAAAGTAGATAATACATTTTTATTATAATACTCCCACCCTGTATCTTCTACTACAACATCTTTAACCTTTTCATCATGTTTACCAATATATGATAATCTCTCTTCTTTAGATAAAGTAGACCATATCTTCTTAAAGATTAGATTTACATCTTTGCCAAATAGAATCTTCAAGGCATGATAGGAACTGTATACTTTATTCTCAGAAAAACAATACAACAAGTCTGTATCTGAATGATATTTAGCAGATGGTTTACCTGTGATATCATCATCATGAAAAGGACAATACATAGTAGAACCATCAATATAGCACCCATACTCCCTTAATAAGTCACTTAATTTAAAATAATGATTGATAACATCAACCTTAACCAAAGGATTTATCTCACCAACCAATGTTTTGTCAAAATCACTACTATCTTTACCCTTTGTTGTAGTAACTAAACTATTATCAACTTTTGATATATCTACTCCCATATCAAAAGAGTTCTTATTTTTAGCTTTTTCTTTGTTTTTAAACCCAATCCCATCAACATCAAATAATCCCACGACATCCTCCTATGAATTAAATTCAAGAGGTTCCTACCCAATGGTTTGCTCTTTTAATATCTCACCAAAAGAGTCTTACATCCAGACAGTAGACTATCCCCATGTGTCCCACGGTTATAATTACATATTTACATACTCTCTAAGAGTCTTAATCCCTCATGTAGAATATTTATTGCAGAATTAACATCTCTATCATGATGTGTACCACACCTAGGACAAGCCCATTCACGTATATTGAGATTTTTAACTTCTTTGTTCTTATGACCACAGCTAGAACATAACTGTGATGACGGATAAAACCTATCTATTTTAGACAATGTTTTGCCATACCACTTAGCTTTATATTCTAACTGTCTTATAAACTCATACAATGATACGTCTTGAAATGATTTTGCTAATTTATGATTTTTCATTAAGCCACTAATATTAAGATTCTCTATACATATAATATCATAAGACTTAACTATACTTGTAGATAACTTATGTAGAAAATCTTTACGAATATTAACAATTTTCTCATGAAACCTTGCTAACTTAATTCTAGATTTTCTATAATTAGCTGAACCTTTAACTTTTCTAGAAAGTGATTTAGATAATCTTCTATACTTAACTTCAAGATGTTCTAATATCCTAGGATTATCTATCTTTTTACCATTACTGAAAATCGCAAAATCTTTTAATCCCAAGTCTATACCTACATTTTGATTGGTTTTCTCAAAACACGGAATATAAACCTCGGATGAAATACTAGCATA